GGAGCGTACATCAAAACAGGGGCACGCCTTTATATATTCTTTCGGCTCTACCTCTCCGCTTCCATCCAGATCGGGCGAAGTATCACGATGTCCGAGAACCTCGATTATCTCATATTCTTTGCAGAGTTTAGCAACCAACTCGCGCAAAGCCGCTTTTTGGGCGATCGTTCTTGTGTCTGCGGGCTTTCCGTTTGCATCCAAACCACCTATGTAGCAAATACCAACACTATGTTTATTATACGAAGATTCGCTAAAACCCTTCGTATTACAATGCGCTCCGTCAACCGCTAAAGATCTCCCTTTTTCTACTGCCCCATCAATTCGAATAACATAATTATATCCAATCTGGCTAAATCCGCGTGCCCGGTGCATACGATCAATGTCTTTTTCGGTTAAATCCTGCCCGGCGCGCGTAGCCGAACAATGGATAATAATTGAGTCTATTTTATTCATAGCTTTCTTCTTTATTTTGATTATTAATTGTAATTGGTCTACGTGGTGGAGTTCTCCGGCTGCACTCGCTGTCTGGTCTATCACATCGGTTATGTTCCGCATCCTTCAAAGCTAATTCAAGCTCGTAGTATTTACGCATCCAATTTTGCGCCTCTGCCTGTGCGGTTCTCCATTCTCGATAAATCGTATCTACTTTCTCGTCTCGTTGTTTTAATCGTTCGTCGTACCGTTCAATCTGCTTGTTTAGATTGTCAATGATAGAAAGTAAATTTTGAAGTTCCATAGAATCCGCCGTAGCCTTTTCTTTTCTAGCGTTCGTTTTTCGATTCGCTAGAAAAGTAACAGTAAATCGGATCGCCTCTAATCCTCCTAACGCTCCTATGATTTTTAACCATTCGTCCATATTTTTATTTTATGTATTTCATATCGCTTTGGGTAGCTCTTATTCTACCGATAAAGCCTCATTAACCGCTACCTGAACAAAAGCGACGAACCCCGTACTCACATATTTTTTAATACTTTCCGCCTGTTCGGGAGATACTTCTACTTCACCGTTCTTGTAGATGTTTTGAGCTAATTCCAACTCACCCAAATCGGCGGTTTTCTGATAAATCGCATTGCCTAACATTTTTGCAATATCGACGGTACTGTTATTCCCTTCGATGTCTTTTACTTGAATTTCTCTAAAGTCTATTTTCATAATTATGTAATTTAAATATTATTACCAAGTTGCACTAAATAAAATTCCATTTTTAAATTGCAATACTTTAGTTCGTGTACTCCCATTATGCCATACTTGGGCGATTTCAATATATTCATCAATCCCTCTTCTGCCATCAACTACAATACCACCATCAATAGCAAGTGCTATATTATCTCGTCCACCGGTTACGCTAATAGATACGCCCCTGTTTATATCATAAGGTCTTGATCGGTGATCGTAGAATCTTCCTAAATAATCGACTCCTAATGTACTAAATGGACCGACAATCACTTGTCTATTGGGACTATTAAAACCAATCATATTGTCGTAAAGAAACATTTCGTTACCAGAATTTGTGCCACTAACAGAACCCGTTCCGATGTGGGTATTAGATATTTGGAACCCTGCGATTGTTCCTTCTACAGCTTCTATTCGTTTTACAACGAGTTTGTTTGCATCAATAAAGTCAGTTACGATCTTACCGTTTTTTATGAAAATCTCTCCGCCTACGGTCACCGCACCCGTTGCGGGGAGTGACAATTTGCCATCTGCTGTTAATTCAAGCCCGGTTACATTATGCTTAATTGAACCGCCTTTTATTAACCAACCCTGCGTTTTTGATAGATTACCGACGAATAAACCCGATGTTCCTAATATGTCGATCGTCGCATTTTGAGCTACTAACAACTGTGTGGCGACATTTATAAATTCGTTAAACAAAGTCCATTTCGTTACATCGAAAGAAGAACCGGAATTATGATCCGCACGGCACGAATAAGTATTACCGTTATAGATAATAGTATCTCGATACTGCGTGTTGTTAACATAGTTAGTATTTGCTTTCCACTCACCGCGCGGACGGATTAGAGCACCGGGAAGCCCGGTTGCCCCAGTTGCACCTGTATCACCCTTATCGCCTTTGTCTCCTTTGTCGCCCTTGACACCCGTTTCTCCCTTAGAGACATATTTAAGCCAATCAGTAGAATTGTCTGTTGGTTCTTGGATTGTTTTGTCTACAATACATATCCATGTACTGCCATTGCATACAACTTCATCATAGTACCAATATGTGCCCGGCGTCCATACTCCTTTGAAAGCAGGTACGGGAACTTCGGTTATACCGTCGTTAGATAATTGCTTGATAGTCCCGGTCATATACACATTGCGGAGATACGCACTATGTCCGGTCATTTCGATACCAAACAATTTCAAGTTAGACAAGTCGCCCAACTGCATAGCGATCATTTCCTTTGAAATCTCCCAACCGTTTACACCTGTCAGGTAACGGATATAACTTTGTGTCGAGTAGCTCGATTTTTGCCGCTCTTTGTTTGTGAAATTACCATACGAAACGAAGTGCATAGCCTTGCAAGGGTGTGCGGTTGTACCAGAACGAAGCGCATATTTAAACGTAGAATCACCGATCTTTTCAGTAATACGAAAATAAGCGGTTTGAAATCCGGTTGAGTCGTTGAATATACCTTTGCAAATATCATCTACCTCTATTTCTGCTATTTCGCCCGGTTCGAGTTTAAGGTAGATAATCCGATTTGATTCGTCTATACGTTCGATGATCCCGCCGCCCGGAGCGTTCCACTCTTCACCCGAAACGATTGATACGCGGTTGTAGCGTAATTCAGGAACTTCAAGGAAATCACGTAGACGAAGAGATTTTGCATCTATATGACCGTCTTTGCCGATTAACCAACCGATTAAGCCTTCTGTGTAGTCATTTGAGGATATATCACCGGAAAAAGTCGCTGATTTGGCAATCAGTTTATCAAGAACGTTGAGTATTTGCGTTGTTACCGTCGTTGCGGTTAACGTATCCGTAGAAATACCCTTCGTTACGTCTAGCCCGTTATCAACGATTAAACCGCCTAGCAATTTGATAAGGAATTGCGTTTCGTCTGGTGCGGTTTTGGATAGATACAAGTCTTTTAAAGCATCGATAGCCGCATCTAGCTCCTGCCTTATGCGCAAAGAAGAAAACGTATTATCGTCGGTCAGTGCCGTATTATTATCGGTCAGAGCAATAATACGAGACTTTATTTCAAATAGGGAACGAAGAGACGAAAATACATTGTTATCGGATGATGTACGCCCATCGTCCATCTTTAATACATCAAGATCAACGCCACCGCCATTTATAGGCGTTGGCGTTGTTGTACTAATACTTACCGAACCGGAATTGCGTAAATACTTATTCCGAAACGAATGAGGCACTTTCTTATTTTCTACTTCTATCATGTTTCTATTAATGATACGTTACAACTTTCATTTGCGTAATCAATACTCATTTGATCTACTATCATTTCTCTTTTGAGGGAATTTTCGTAAATCCTAGACAGTATCGAAAAGCCACGATTCAAATTATTGCTGTATCTAAATTTAGGAGCTTTATAATGTGTATAAAACTTGTCTATTAGTATTTGTTCCGGCAATACATTTTTATCGTGCAACGGACTATATACCGTTTTTAAATAATCAAATTTATCCCCTGATTTGGTAGCGCAATTTGAGTAAGAAGAAATGTTTTTTGCGTTTGAGTTGATTAATAGTTCGATGTCGTCCATTTCTGTTACATTATTGTCGTTTATCACGTTGCTGTAAACTACGTCGGAGTCGTTAACTGCATTATTAAATATATCGTATGTAACTTTATTGTTAGTATACTTAAATGTGAAATCGGATATATGAAATGCAGTACAAGGGTGACAGCCCCCATCCGTTCGATACATAGGATATTTTCCTAAATGATTCGGAGTGCTTAATTCAAAGCGTATCTTTCCGCATAGTATTTTATCATCTGGAAGTTTAATCGCGACTCCGTCCGTTGAGTCGTACAGATTAAATCTATAACTAACAGTATTCGTTAATCTCTTTTCATCATCGAAAACTTTATCACCTTCTTTGTTTATATGAACCAAATAGAAACCATCTTTAAGCGTACATTCGTCGTGATACCATTTTTCGACAAAAATATCTTCGCCGTTTTCCCTATACGCATAAACCTTATTGCTATCGGCGAACCCGCCGGAAGCCTTTTCGCCGCTAGCTGAATCATATTCGCCCTTGCTTACAAATCTCCAATCTCCAAATGCATCCTTATATCTATACCATGTAGCCCCTCGATAAGTTAAGTTGTGCGTGATTTTATAATAGCCTCGATTTACTCGATCCGTATAATACTTTTGATTTCTCCATACTTCACCATCATAATAGTAATCATCTATATATAATTTGCAAGGAACCATCGTATTATCAAATCCGGCGCCATATTTTGTATTAGAGTATACTTCATCGGACGTTTTTATTATATCGTTCGGAAGAAAAGAGCCGGACATTCTATAAGCGATATTTATTATGAAATATCCTCCTTTGAATAAAGAATACTCTCCGTTTTTCAATGTTAAAAGAGTCTTTCGAGAAGCACTAATTATATTATACGCTTGCAGGAATGAAACGCAGGTTTTCCAACTTAAAGAAGACGGTTCCCCATCCTCTGTTGTGTAGTCGCTGTACTTCTGCCATACCACACCGGAATATATATCATTAACGTTGTCGATAGTCACTTCAACACCTTCTGCCGGAATATCAAGAAATGAAAAGCTCGGTATCAAATACCCCCAATTACTATTAGATTTAAAAAACGAATTAAGAAGGGTGTAATTCTTTCCGTCTATATCCCTACCAGATATATAATATTTATTGGGATCGGAGTTTTGATTTACTATATCCTTTTCGTCGTCGAGCAACTCCGGGCATAAGTTGGTTATCTGATTCATATTAGCAACAACAGATACTTTATTATACACATCACCAAGCGATATACTTCCCGCGCTTTCAGATACGCCAATATTACGCACATTCAATAGTGCGGAAGGGATTGTTATACTTTCACATGTATCGCTTATTCTATCATAAACGAAAAAATGAAGCTCGTCGTTTTTGATAAAATCATAGTCGATCATATAATAAGCATCCTGATACTGAATGAACGTCATACCGATATATTTAGAGATTTCTTCTAAAACATCTCTACTATTCATCGGCTCGTTAGCTTCATCAAAGAAGTTTCGTTCATGTATATAAATATCTTCTATCAAAGAAGTAGAAACATCTTTCGAGATTCTATTAGTTTTTTGAAAGTACAATTTGTTTAGAATCTTTCCGGGATCGGCAATATCAAGAATGTGCATTATTACATCTTTGAAACTTTTAAAATAGACCTCGGAAGAATTAATATAAGAGTACTTCTTATTTTCCAAAACGGAAATAGTATCGATTGCCTGTATCTCCACTATATTAAGCGGAGTTATATAATCGCTCGAATATAAATTTGGACTCATATATCCAAACCACTCTAAAACATCATCGGTTTTATTATACAAACGAACTTCTATATTTTGCCCTTCGGCTGTATATAGGTCTGATAAAATCTTATCTGTCAATATGCTTGTTACCGAATTAGACATTTTCAACGGCTTGTATAGAGTGTCCGATTCATACTCAACAGTAAACGGGCTATCTGTTAGGGTGAGTTCTTCGGAATACGTTGCAAAGACCGTATGAATTTCAATTCTATACGTCTTGTCTTTCCTGCTTTTAAACTCTGAATAATATCTTAGTTTCATCTTACTTTGCTTTTCTGATTATAATGATTACTCAAAACTCCTTCTAAATCTCTTCCATGTATGCGAAACGTTACGCTTGCGGGCTGATTTCCATTTTCTGCAGACGGTGCAATCTTTTGCGATAAGGAGCCATATAAACCGCTATTTAGCATTTGAAACAAATTACTTTGCTGTGATCCATTTAGAATCATCTCGCCTGAATTGAGTAAAGCCGGAACTTTATCGCCTGTGAATGATGTGCCAGGCACAATACCACCCGTTGCGAATTTAGGAATACTAGCCATTGCAGCGACGACGGCAGCAACGGCGGCCCCCCCCCAAAAACAAACCACAAACGGGGGGTTTTTCGCGGGAGCGAAGCCCCCTAACACTCGTTTTGTCTGTTTCGCAGTTATTAACGATTGAATAGCTGGAATAGCTTGCGCAATACTGGATATAACATTTGCGCCCCATTGAAGATACGCCGCCGCACTTTCATTGGTTATTCCAGATAAAGACCCCATAATACTACCAACTGCAGATAGAGATTCGGCATACCTTTCATTCATGTCTATATCTTCTTTTTTAAAAAGTGGATCATATTTCGGCAACTTTAAGTTTTTACCTTCTTTCCCATGAGTAGGAACTTTATCTTTATACGTTGGTTTTACCGGAAGAGACAAAGCACCGTCTTTCATTTCACCATGAGCACTTTTGAACGTTTCTTGCTCTACAACAAACTTTAAACTTATCCTCTTTGATTCGAGTTCATTAATTGTTGCTTGAATGGCGGAACGCGCTTGCATGTCGGTTTCAGCAATCAGTTTTTTATTTTGCTCTGCGATTTGCGTGTCATACCAAGCGATAGAGCCCTCTTTCGGTTCTTCCTTTGGCGTTTTACCGCCTATTCCTGACTGTAAAGCACGGTTCGCCGCTTTCGTCATACTAGATAAATTCCGTCCCGCCGCCTCTGCCGCCGTTGCAACGTTTATTAAATTCTGCAACCATTCATCACTCTTCTTTACTAAAATCGCGTTATATTGTATTGCATCCTGATACTTCGATAACATCGGGCTTATTGCCTTACTCAATGCATTTGTATCTGTTGTTGTAACCGTGTGCACATTCATTCCAGAACCCACCGTTTCGTAAGTTGTGAATTTGGATTTTAAACGATCGTATTCATCTACGAAGTCTTTATACTGTTTCGCTAATTGTGCCTTTTGTTTATCGCCTACCGAAGATACATCTAATCTCAACACTTTATCTATATCTATTGCCGAAACATCTACGCCGTCAAGTCCTATTGCCGCCTTTACCATTGCTTGTAATGCGTTTTGACTTCTTTGTTTATATTGTCCTACGATTTCCTCTTGGTCTTTCAGCGTCTTGTATAATAGTTCCCTAGCTGCTTTCTTTTGCTCTTCCGTTGAATCCTTATCTTTTAAGATAGTTATTTGTTCTTGTATGGTTGCTTGATTCTTTGCATCAAAATAAGAGAATGACATCTTTGTATTTCCTAATTGATCCATCGCGTTGTATGCTTCGCGTGCTAGACGTATAGTTTCGGTTAACCCGTTCATGAACGGCGTCCAGTCTCCACTACCGATAGAGTAGAAAAATTGGTCTACGCCACCTTTTAAGCCGTCCATAGTACGGGCATATTCATCTCCTAGCGTCTGACTGCTATTCATTACTTTATTGAAACCCTCCGAGGCAGTTACAGCAATACCAAGAACCCCGGCGAACTTCATAACTCCCGATACTGCAACACCGGACATTTTAGAAATGTCGCTTTGAAAAGCGTTTACATTCTTCTTCGACTTATTTAGATTCGCGTCAAAGTCATTCGTTTTAAGCAATAATCGTGTTATTATATCAGACATCTTTATTCGTATTTAATTGTGATTCTACTTCTTTTGCCTTAGCTCGTAATCGTTGCATTTCTTCGTCCGTTACGCTCGTATCTTTCTTTTCTTCTTCATCCCACGGGAACCGGAGTATATCGGTTTGCTTTAGCGTCTTTGTGCTATTAGATTGCGCTATAATGAAACCTAACAATCTAGTTTGTTCCCACGCTTCCCGATTGCGTCGATTCAATCCGTCTATAAACGATTCAACCTCGATAAAGTCCATTTTATCGAGGAAGTAATCGGGAGCGATCCCGCCCTCACCAACAACGCGCGAATAAAGTTCGCGTATACTTACGGCTTTCGTTTCCGCGTTGTCACCTTCTTTTTTTTTACGTCATTTCCTGCCGATTGCGAACGTAGTTTGATTTCATCCAAAATAAACTCTTTGAATTGTTCGAATAGAGTCAAGTCATTTTCACATAATTCGATAAATTCCTCAAATTCCATTTTGAACAATTCCTGATTAGAGGCAAGCAGGAACGAATAAAACAAAAGAAACTCGTCTAACATCTTTCCAAACTGGAACGGATAGCCGGATATAGATTCGAACACAAAGAACGCACGAAGCGTATATTTCAAAGAGAAATCTTTTCCGTTAAGTGATAT